CCAGCTAATGAAACTGTATCTCCTTGTATGTATAAAGTACCAGTAGAATTATCTATCTTAGAATTAGAACCATTATGAAAGATTTCTAAATCATTACCTGTCCCGAACCTAATCTTCTTATTATCTGCTAGATCTAAGTTGGTAGCTATCTTATCACCAGTAACTGCTAAGTTTTGAATGATGGCTGTTGATACTGTGTTATTACTTGGAGTACCAATGTTTACCGTCGATCCAATAGTAATGATGAAATAATCGCTACCACTAGGAGGAGCACTGGAGAAAATGATAGAGCTGCCATCAAGAGCGAACCCTTCGGAAGGCTGGGATGTTCCAGCGTTAGGTTTCTGAATGACTCCATTGACGCTAACAAGTAGTTGTTCAGCATTAGTGGGAGCGTTGCTAAGTACGAATCTATACGCACTACCATTAAATGTTGCACTATTTCCACCTGTACCTGAATAGCTAGAGATTGTATTTATAAAGAAGTTACCTACTGATTGAACTTCCTCCCACGCAGAATTGTTTGCGTTATATACAAGCATTTTACCCGTGCCTGTATTGAAGAATAGATCTCCATCATCTAATGCACTTGTTGGGTTAGAGCTTCCTACTCTATATCTTGCATTAAAATCATTTATATCATCTGATAACTGTTTAATATCATCTTCTTTTCCAAGGATCTTATGGTAGTTATAAGTTTGACTAGAGCCAGTAGAACTGACCATTAAGCCAACACCAGCAGCTAAAGTTTCTCCCTGAAGACTGGAAGGAAATCCATTAATAGTTACCGTTGACCCACCAACTGTCCTACCTGTTGTACTAACACCTGATCCATTAATAACAACACCACCTGCATCGCTAATCGAAATAACAACACCAGAGGCAGGCAGAGTATTAGGGAAAGCAACCTCAGTCGCTACAACTTCAAGACCACCTAAAGGTGCTATTTGTGCGGCGACATAACTGATAACAGCATTAGATGTTGCATATTTTGTATCAGTGGTTGTAAGACCTGCACCAGCAGTCTCATACCCCATACCATCACATATGTTATTAATCTCAGCAGTTGACGCAGAAAGAGCAGTAGCACTTGCCAGTGTACTTGCAGTACCTGATTGCATACCCGCAAGTGTTGTAAGTTCTGAATCGGCTATCTCTGAGGTTGTGACTGAGTTAGCTGCTAAGTGAGAAGCATCTAGAGGTGAACCAGCTATAAGAGATTTAATTTCACTAATTGTCTGATCTGCTGTAGCACTGTCTTCTATTGAATTAAGTTTGGTGTGATCAGCGTCTGTAAAGACGTTTGAATCACTAGCAGATTCAACAAGTGTTCTTATCTCTGCTGCTGTTTGATCAGCAGTAGCACTAGCTTCTATAGCGTTTAGCTTGCTATGGTCAGCATCTGTAAAGACATTACTATCAGAGGCAGCTTCTACTGCTGCTCTGATCTCAGCATTAGTTTGATCAGCTGTAGCCCCAGCCTCAATACCATCTAATTTAGAACCATCAGTAGATACATCTCTACCATCAACAGTTCCACTCGTTACGATATTTTGAGAACCAAAGTTAGGATTAATCTTTGTACCAGCTATTGCAGCTGATGCATTTACATCACTATCTACTAATGATCCACTTGTTACAGCAACTGTTATCTGACCACTGCCAGGACTATTATCTGTAACTGTTATTTTATTTCCAGCAACTACATCTCCAGTAAGAGCTGTATCTATTTTGCTATCTATGCGAGCATCTTGTGCTGCTGTAGTACTGACTCTTGAATCATTACTGACCCATGTCTCAGTGCTATCAATTGTCTCGTCACCACTTGTCCATGCAGCATCGATTTTATTATTGGACTCTTGGCTAACGTATAAAGTTTGGGTGAAGTTATCATTTAGATCAGACGACTTAATTGCTGACCCTGCATAGAATGTTGCTTGTAGGTTTGTGTCGTCTGTTTCTCTAAATATTCTGATTGCTGCTGAATTGGCTGGTGCAGTATTAAATTGTACGGTTGTTGCATTAGCTAATGTAAATGCAGTTGTAGCCGTGCCATTGATACTAGCTTTAATATCAGTGGTCTTTAAATATGGGAATGTGAATGAGTAATTGGTGGTGGAGCCATTACCTGTATAAAGTTTTTCGGTTACAGCCATTTAATGTATTCATTATTTATTACGGTGGAAGTTCGTTAGATTTTGTTTTGTCTGATAATTCTTTCTGGATTGTTCAGCAGCTCCCTCAATATTGCCTAGTTCCATACGACGTTTAACAATGGCTGCACCATTGCCTAGTATGTCTAGATGCTTAAATCTTGGATCTTTAGCTACTTTCTCTTCAGCTCTCTTTTGAGCATCTTTGATTATTTTCCTTAACTTCTGATAAACAGGTAGTTTGTCTTTGTATTGACTTACTTGTTCTTCATCAGCACCTGAATTGATATATTGACGTAATTCGTCAAGTTGTCTATTCCAAGTGGGATTAGTTCTCATCTTCTCAACTTGTTTCCAGATTTGCTCTTCACCCATAGCTCTACCTATGGCTTCTCTTTCTTCAGCGGTATATTCAATATCTTTATTCCATTTCTTTCTAATGATATTGATATCATCAAATCCACTGTTAAGTAACCATAGTCTCCAAGGTTCCTCACCACCACTCATTTTAACTGGGCTAACAGCATTAAGAATACGAAGTAAATGGTTATCTACTTCATTAATTTCTTCACCTGTCCAGTAATCAATTTGAGAAGGTAAGGCTACTTTAGCGGGAGTTGAGTTTAGAACATATCCCCAGAAATCATCATAGATATCTTTCTGTGCTTGAGTGATAGCTTTAGAAACAACACCTAATGCTCCAGATTGAGGTATAGCACCTCTAACAAGGTTTGCGGTTAATCTCTTAAATGCAGCCTCATCACCACTAGCAACAGCCATCAATGGTTCAATACCATATAAAGGGGTGTTGTTTAAATAAGTAGCAGATATAGTCCAAGCTAATTTATCTACAGCTGTTTGAGTCATATTTGAACCCAATGAAGTTTGGTGATATGCCAAATCTCCAACCAAGGCAAACATCTGTTCAACCATTGGAATACCTTTGTAGTTAACCCAAGTATTTCCAATCTTTACTGTGTATGGTCTCCATCCTTTTCTCATTAACTTCTGTCTATCAGCAGCATTAGCAGGACCATTACCTCTAATACCTCCATTTAAAGCGTACCAGTAACCCATGATGGCAGTAGCACCACCAATCATTAGACGACCTTCATACTCATCCTTTAACTGTTTATAGATAGCCATAGCATTAGGCGTCTCATCGAAGTTTTTAATTCCGTGAGCTGCTAATGCTTCTTTAATGAGATTAATATCATCACCTGCTTTTAATACCTTTGCATACTTGGATTTAACTCCAGGTATAAGAGATATAGGTGTATAAGATAAAGCTAGTTTGACTTGGTTTAAACCAGTTCTAGGGAACATCATTAATGTTTTTAGAGCTGGTACTTTGGATAAACCTGAGTTCAACCAAGTAGCTACACCATCATCAAGGTTTAATGCAATCTCACCAGATGCGTTCTTTGCAGCTGCATCTGTAAGGAGACCATCTCTATCAAACATTTGATTATAGTTAAGCTCTTCTGCTTTCTTTAACTGTTGAGCAAATACCTCTGAATCTAAAGTCTTACCATATTGACCAAAGATATCATCATAAGCTTTTAACCTAGAATTGAAGGTAGCCATGAATGTATCAGTGAAGGCATCGACACCTGCCATAGCTGTCATACCTGTTCTCATCCATTTCATCCTTGCTACTTTTCTATTTAAGTTCGCCCATCCATAGAAGAACTGACTAGCTATATCACCTTCTTTCTCCCACTGTTCAGACATGTCATCGATGATCTTATATGCGTTATCTTCATCAATAACAAAGTCTTTACGAATAGCTTTCATCATAAAGTCAGGATCATTATGAACCTTTGACATACGCTTAGTCATGTCACTGAAAGCTCTTCTAGTGGTCTCAAACATAGAGCCATGTAAATACATAACTCTTTCAAGTGGTTCTGTATCTCGTTTAAGAATTGATCTAAGACCAGCTCTAGAGAATGTTGTTAAAGGCTTGAGAATTAACATTGATCCATTACCTACCGCTGCTCTTATTCCAGATAAACCAGATAGAACATTGTTATAAGTAACAGCCCATGCACCTTTAGCAAAGAGGTTCATACCTCTTCCACTACTTAGTAGTAGACCGCCTGGAGATATTTGATCCTTAGCCCATTTATTGAGTTTAAGAATACTATCTATCTCACCATCGCTATAGTCATATGCCTCAAGTAAGGTACGAGCTAGTTTTGGATTCTCTTGTTTAACTTGCTCAAGTGTATTTCTAAAAGCTTTAAAGTCGTCATGTACTTTAACTGCATTTTGATTGAACTCCTCAAGAGTCATTGCAGCTATTTCAGCAGCATCACCTTTCTTCCAGAACTTCCACCATTGCTTGTTTTGAAGTGACCAACCAGCTACATATTTAGATGATCCGTATTGAGCCTCTAATAGCTCTACACGGTCCATAACATTCTTAAAGACTGTATCATCATCTAATAAACCTTTGAAGGTTTTAGAGGCTCCTGAGATGGCTGAGATCTCTTTACCAAGAGTAGACATAACCCTTGCGGCTGTCTCTTGTGATTCTCTACCTAAGTAGACATCAAGTAGATCTGATATAGCTAATGCTGCAGCTTCTGAAGCTTGTTCATTTAGGTAGTTAACTTCTATGTTTTCACCTAATTCATTGATTAGCCATTTCTTATCTCTGAAACCTTTTTGACCTAATACCTTTCCAAGCTCTTCACCTGTACCAGGTTTCATGATCTGTTCATAGATGTTATAAACAGCCTTACTTCTAGCAGCTCTACTAGCTTTAAAGTTACCTTGGAAACCTATATACTCACCAGCTTCTTTTACCTTTTGAGCTATGTCAGCAACCATGTAATGAGATTTACCAAGTATTAAACCTTTCTCTCTCATTGCATCTGTATAAGGTGCTGTTGGTACAGCATTCCTTGCAGTTTCACCAGCCTCTTGAGCAGCTACATCAACTGTGTTTTTAATAGCTTGTCCAGGTATTGCAGGTTTAGCAGTTGTTTGAGTTTCGCTAACAAGACTTGGAGTGATGTCAGGGTCAAGGTTCACACCTGTTGGATCAGCTTGTAACTTCCTAATAGCTTTATTATCTATATAAGCTTGACGTGATTTCTGATTTGCTTTAACAAATGAATCAGCTGCATTCTTTGTTACCTCTGAAGATCCAGTTTCTGTAACCTGTTTGATTAACCTATCTTTCTCTTCAACGAGCTTCTTAAGTTGATCTTTACCTAGAGTTCCACTTTCAATAACTCCATCAATATCAATGATCCTATCTCTAGTATCAATCTCCATATTCTGAAGTTGTTGAGTTCTCTTCCAAGCTTTGCTTTGTTTATTTAATGGTTTGATATTCCATAACAATGGCTTACCAGCATTCAATGCATAACCAATAAGATCTCCTACTCCACTTAAAACAGTTTCATCTAAACCACTTAATAACCTATTAATCTCAGGACTTGTACCATCAATAGTTTTTAAATCCTCAGATATTGGATATCTACCTTGAGGTCCAAATATTTCAGGGAACGACTCAGCCAGACGTTTAAAATTATCAGGGTGAGTTATTAATCTATTTGTTGGATCTTCACCAAAGTCACTAATTGAAGCTATAGCACCATTAATTAAACCAACACCTCCAACATTAGCAACTGCTTTTGTAAGACCTGCTAGTTTAGTTGTACCAAGGAATTTTGTATAAGCACCTGATGTAACAGCAGTAGGGATGATGACACTTGCTACTTCTCTAAACTTCCTAGCACCTTCATTATCAAACCTAGTGACTTGATCCCATGTATCGTCTATGCCGCCTAATCCAGGTATAGCTCCTATAACATCAAATGGAACATCTAATGCACCCATACCAGCCATATAAGCCCACTTAGCAGGATTCATATCTAATTCCATACCATGATGGAACTTAGAAAAATCATCACTTATCTTGTCAATACCAGGAGCATTCTTTAAACCCTTATACTTATTGATTAACTTTTCAGTATCGTTAAGTTCTTTGGGTTCCTCATAGTTCTTAGGCTCTCGAAGAAAAGTAGTAGGAGGTTGATATTCAGGATTTCTTTCTTTTTTTTCCTCTACAAGTTCATCTTTATCATCTTGTAGGGTTAGTTGTTGATCTTGTATATCTTCCATTATCTTATATTGAATTCGTATAATTCAGAGTTGGTAAAAGTCCCTGTCATTGGACCTTCTTTTATGACATATCTGTAAGTTTCATCATTCTTTAACTCTTGTCTAGACACAGCTGGCATTTGTGGCTGTCTAATTCTCTCCATAACTTTATTAACATTAGGAGACATAAATCTTGGATCTCTAACTGATGATGGGTTATAAGTTGTTTGCATTATTTTCCTTGCATCAATTTTAGTTCTTAGATTCTTAATCATCTTCTCACCTGTAGGATCAGTTGTATCTCTAAAAAGAGTTGGCATAAAGTCATCAATATCTAATCCCCTTGTATCTAAATCAGCTGCGTCAAGTTGATTTGTCCATACATCATAAGGACTACCAAATTTTTCTGGATGCGCCTGCGATAAGTCAAAACATATTTGAGGTAATCTGTATGATTTACCAGCTAAAATGTTGTCACGAACATCTATTAGATCTTGTTCCTTTATATAAAGTTTATCCCTTATTAATTTTGGATTATCAATGACTTCATTTAAAGCATTTAGTCTTTGATTTCTTGTTAAAGTAGGAGTTAGCTTTAAAGCATTCTTATGTGATCCAGGTACGAATGCGCCAAAGAATGACATCGTATGTTTAAAATCATCATCTCCATGACCATCATCTCCATGATTAACTACATTAAATTTACCACGACCTTTCTGTATATCAGTAAGAACTTTTGTAAGTGCATCTTCAGCTGAAACGCCATCAAGTAAAAGTCCACGGAATTCAGTCTCAGCATGATATTTAGCTAGATTGAAACTACTATGAGTAGTTTTATCAATAGTTTCTAATTTTAAAGCAGCTAATAGTTCATCCTCAATAGCTGGTAGGACATTTTGTTTGATCTTTGCAGCTTTAAATATTGCCTCATTCTCAGCAGCTTTCTTCCAATGCTTCTTTTTTAAATCATGTGGTACAAATGGACCTGTTAGATCTGCTGTAGTTAATCTATTATCTTCAATTAACTCATTAATATGTTTTCTATGATAATCTCCATCATTTCTGCCTTGTATACTTTGATCTCTATAAGGTAGTAATTTAGATAATTCTTCTGTCGTATGACCATTATTTTCAAGAGTATTAATTACTTGATCTAAAACTCTTACATCACCATTCCATCCATTTATCGGATCACTGATCCAATTTAAAGTACTATCTAATTCTTCTTTCTTCTTTGCATCGATTATTAGTTTGGTATTTTGATCTCTAAGTTTTCTAGCTTTGGTTCTTTTAAGTATAAGATCTCTTACCAGACCTTGATTTGCTTTAGACCAGCTTGTATTTTGATCACCAAATTGAGCTTCATCTAAAGATTTTAAAACATTCTCTAAACTAGGGAAATTATCTATATTTGATAAAATCTCAAAAACTTGCTGCTTAGCTTCAGCAGCGGTTGTTTGCATCCCGTTAGGTTTAACTGACCTTCTAATAGCATCATATAAATTATTTACAGCATTACCTCTAGTTAATGGATTATCTGAGAAAGCCATTAACTCTTCTGTATAGTTGTTTATTTCTTTTGCGTAAAAGTTTAGAGTATCAGTTAGTTTAGCTCCATTAATGATTTTATCTGATGCAGCTCTCATCTTCTCAAACATCGGACTTAAGAAATCCGAACTGACATTATCTAAACCATGAGCTTGTAGATATGCTTGCCTTAGTTTTTTTAATGCAGCTTGCTTTTCCTCAGTTGTATTGAGCTTCATAACGGCAAGCTGTTCTTGCGCCCAAGCACCAAATTTATTACCAGCTATTACGGCATAAGCTTTTTTTTGACCGTAATCAGAGGCTTTACCTTTACCCCTTACATATCTAACTTCCTCATGTGTATAACCATTAGCAGCCATATTATCTGCTGCTAGATTAAAGTCTTTACCTGTTTCAACTATTTTATTTTCAATTAACTCAAGTTCTACTTTTTCTTCATGGGTTAAACCCTTCATTAAATAATAATCTTGAGCTTCTGCTGCTGTAGCATCCCAGTCATCCTGTTGTATTTTAGCAAAACTTTTAACTGCGGTCTCACTGAAGTCAAGGATGCTTTTAAAGTCTTTTAACTTTTGCTCACGTTCTTTTTGTTTAGCTTTAAAGTTTTCAGTCTCTATTGATCTATTCTTGTCGAGTGCTCGTTCTCGTGTAGAGATAACCTTATCTTCTATGTATATCTCTTTACGATTAGCTTCCTCATCTCTCATCACTCTTTCGAGGTTGGCTTCAGCTTTTTCATCCCGTATTTCAGCTTTTCTTTGCTGATCTTTTACTTTAGTTAAATCATCTTGAAACTTCTCTCGCGTACGAGAAAATTCTGAATAACCAGGATCAAAGTTTGTAAAGCCTTTACCACGCACGTGTGCCTGGAATTGTGCTTTTGACATAGTTATTTTGTTTGGTTAAGGGTTACCGCTTGCTCTATTAACCCAAGTTTGTTGTGGTTCTTTAAACTGAGAAGTAGGTTGTCTTGCGGCTGCATATGAAGAGAATCCTGAACCAACAGCATTAGCAACTACACTTAACATGCTTGGTACTGGTGTTGTTGCTACACCTTGTATTGGTTTAGGTCCGAAATCAAATTCTTCTAATTCTCTTGGATATTCTCTCGTTGCAAGTATCTGTGCTAGTGGTACTAATTCCTCTGGTGGTGCTTCAGGTTTAAGCATACGTTGTGCAAAGGCTAATCGATCAGCTTGTTTACGTTGCTGTGTTATATCCCTTAAAGTCATACGACTATTAATATCAGCACTGATAATTGATGCAGTCATAATTTCTTGTTGCCTACCAAGATCAGCCATTAACGATTGTGTTTGTTTAGCTACTGTTCTACCAGCTCTACCATCAGCGTCTAGTTGACCTTTAGCAATTATGTTTTCAATAACTGCATCTTCATTTTGAAAGGCATATCCTTGTACAGTTTCTTGAAACTCCATCTCTGTTCGTCTCTTTGCATCAGCTTCGCTTGCTCTGTTTAAATCTAAAGCTGAAGCATATAAAGACTCTGATTTCCTAAATAATTTATTCTGCTGTTCTATTTCATATTGTCTGATCTTAAGACCTTGTTGGTAGTTCCTAAGCGAATTCGTATCTTTAAATTTAGATAATCTCTTCTCATTATCTATCTGAAGATCAATAGCTCTTACTTGTTCATCTCTACCAGCTGTCAGCCTTTCCTTCTGCATCTCCCAACCAGGAAGATCATATTCTTCATACCTCTTTTTTAAAAAGGCTTCCTCAGCTCGTCTAGCAGATTTTGCATCTGAACGTGCTTGTTGACCACCTATAAAAGATAAACCAGCACTTGCTATCGCTAACCCTATTTCCCATGACATATTTAAGTCCTCCTATAAAATCTCGGTGAGTAGTTTCCTTCCCACATCATCGAGTTCAAAGACACGGGGAATGGTGAGTCATTAAAGACTCTGATACTGAAGTTCTCTGTTCGTTGGTGAACCGGAATAGTGAATACAGTTTGATCATTTAACGGTACGTCGTCTGCTAAATCTAAGTCAGCTGTTATAGCAGAATTTAAGTTATACCATTCATCTAAATAGATTAATATCTCATCTCCATCAGCAGGTGCATCAGTGAACCTAATAGATGTATCACTAAGGAAAGTATATGCAGTCGTAACAACATTATTTATTTTAACTTTTAACTGATTCCTATCTATATAACTTAGATCTTGTGGAGTCCAAGGAAAATCTGTAGTTGTTCCGTCACCTGTATATTCTTTAGTACCAGCTAGTCTTCCTTTTGCTTTCAGCTTGAAAGACATAAGACCTGATAAACCTATATCAAACTTTAATCTTGCAATGGTTAAATTAGCAGCATAGTCTCTATTTTTACCTTCCTCATCTAGTTGATAATAAACCTTTGGTAGTTGTATATCAAAGTCATATGTATAACCTACATAAACATCATCAGCAATTGATGCGAAATTACGATTAGGGATAATAAAGAAATCACCATTACCATCACTACCTGTTTCTGGAGTCATAGTGAAACCAGAGTTAGCAAATGTACCAGCTACAGTACTACCAGCTATAACAATAATAGGTTTTGAAGTAGTTAGGTTTGCATATGGTATATAACATTTAGTTCTATCATTAGCTGAGTCATATACGACTGAACTAGCTTGACAATATAAATCAATACAAGGGTTAACCTTCTGACCTTGGTTATTAACAATAATAGCCTGCTCTGGACTTTGACTTAAATTTGCTACCTGTAGTGTGTATTGATTACCTTGTTTAGTAACTGAATACATATCATCCTGATCAACTGCAATTGTTTGAACAGTTCCAGGTAATTGCCAGTTATACCATGACTCCATTAATAAGCTTTCACCATCAGAGTAAGTCTTATAGAAATAGATCTTATCGCTACTCTGACTGGACATAGCTATGAATTCATTCTGTACACTAGATATCAATGTATCAACATCAATAGTTATCCACTCATTTACAACTCTACCTATATCAAGAACATTAGGAGACTCAGCTAAACCTCGTGTCTGCATAGCAAACACCCTAGTATAACTAGGAGTTTTACTGATGAAATTCATATGTGTACCAACATCGATAGGATCAACATCAGTATCCATTTCCATGTTTGATATAGCTCTTATCTTTGAAGTAGTTGGAGACAAGGGTCCACTCTCTGAATACATCCAGAACTGCTGATTCTTAGAGAAGAGTATTAAACCCTGAGTTGTTGGTATGACAGCATGTAATACAGCAGGTCTAATAGATGCAACACTCAAATCTATTGGATCAGCCTCTGTGATAGTTCTAGCTGATGTGTGATAGAAGTTAAATGGCTCTTTAGATTTACTCATAGAGACATTATCTGTAGACAAGAAACCTAATCTTGCTCCATGGAAAAATGCCTGCTGAATTTTTTGTCCTAAAAATGTAGGGTGACTATTAGTTGAATCGTCGCCAACATCTCTGTCATTGTATGGTATCTGTTCAAATGTAAATGCATTTGTGCCTGTATTCATCAAACGATGAGGCATAGTAGCTTTATCTAATCCAGGTGAAACTTTAGGACTGATTGTTTCTTTCCAATAACCAAGACCAAACCCACTTGAAGGATCATTCTGAACAAACTTAGTAAAGTAGTTATCCTCTGGATTATCTGGACTATTGATAATTTCAATTACATGGTTATTAAAAGATTGAGCAGGTAGAGTAGAAACATTTGTAGACCAATCTTGGAATACTTCTAGGTTATTATTTGTCGCGCCACCTTTTGCATCTATTGAAAATGCAGTTCTGGTACCACTTCTTACACAATCTAATTGTAGTGAATTAGCATACTTAACTACTGTTAAACCAGATATACTTTTATTATCTATTTGTGTTTTGACACCTGTAAGTACAGCATCAAAATCATCTGTTGCTCCTGAGGTATAAGTACAAGTATGAGTGGTGCTGTCAATTTTAATGGTTACAACAAACGTCTCATTAACTATCTCAGTAGCAACACCATTTAAAAGTACTGTTGCTCTTGTACGTTCAGTGAAAGTTGGATCAGCTTGTTTCGCTACAGTAACTGTATTGTTAGTTATGATTGTTGAATCATGAACTGTTAAAACGTCATAATTAAACTTAGTACCAGTTAAATAATTTTGAGCTGCACCACTATAAGTAATCGTACAAGCTGCACCAGTACTAGCATTCCATATAAAAATATCTCCATTACCACTATTGGGCTTTGGTGTAATACATCCTATGTACTTTTGATCTGCATCTCTATGTATGTAAAACCATTTACCACCATCTAATTGAGTACCTGAGAAATCAGATCCTCCAGTAGTTTTTAGTTTTGATATAAATTTAAAACCAGGTCTTTTACATAATCCGAGTGTTACATCAGGGAAACCATTAAGACACTCTTTAACCTGACCTGGAAGTTTTTTACTATCGCTTTGTTTAGATACACCACCAAGGTAGTTATCTATTCGTTGACTTACAGCTGCCATTATCTCATAAGTGCTTTGTAGGGTTCATAGCTGACATAAGATCTATTGTTTGAAGGTTTACCAAAGAATGAATAATCACCTTGATTGGTTTCATACTCCACTGCCATAGCTCTCATATATGCTTCTTTTTGTTGGAGCATTTGATATTGAGTTTGATCTCCAACAATTCGACTGGACGTAATAGTTGATGCTCTAGCTGTTATGTAATCTTTAATTGGTTGTGGTAGATCAACCCAATCAAAGAACCAAACTACATCACATGAAACAGTATCGTTAGTCCACTCAAATGTATGATTGTATTTATCGTATAATTTATTATTTCTTCTGACTGAATCCTTACCTGCATTAGCTGCATTATCATGTAGGTCTAATTGAAGAATATTATCAGGTATTACTATTTCGTTATTTGTATCAGGTGTGAAGTCATAATGCTCTTCCTTGTTGAAGCTCCATCCCTCTGCCTGTATTTCTCTAGATACTTCTAAGAGGGTGTCATATGCAATCGCAACGTCTGGGTTGGTTGAATCTAGAGTAGTTACTGGAGCCTGACCACAGCTCGCTAGTATTTGATTTATTGCAGGTAATTCTGTTACAGCGTTAGTGGTAGGAAATGCCATAGGTATAAATATTTATGAATAAAAAAAAGGGAGCCATAAAGACTCCCCTTAAAACTTAGAATGCTGAAGGTGCAGATGCGCCTACATATAATTCTACAGCAGCCGCTGGGTTAACATAGTCGGCACCACAGGCGAGACGTCCTAATATCACATCTCCCTGGTAGATGACCGATACATCTCCTTTGGTTACTTGTACTTGAGGTCCAATTGCTTCTACAACACCAGCAGCTTCACGTTGGAATATGATTCCACATGACTTAGCTCCTAGCTCGGTATTAGTACCGTAGTCGTTCTTGATACCTGTTTGTGCACCAGAGGCATCCTCTGGAGTCACACTGACGAATGAACCTGTTCTACCAGGATCAGTTACACCAGTTGTACCGCCATAAGCAGTACCATATTTGCCAAGGAACGGAATGTTCATTGACTTAAAGATCTTAATACCAGCGATCTCAACAATTCCATTACCCTTCTGACGGGATGTACCTTGCTGATCTCTGTTAACTAGACCATTATCTCCTGTTTGCTGGATTAGCTCATAGTATTGACGTGGGTTCAATACAGCTACTCTTCCATCAGAACTAACACCCTTTTCATCTAGGGCTGCAGCTGCATCGTAGAAGGCGTCTACGAGCTTGTCTGGTAGGTATGCATCAGAGTCATTGGTTGTTGCACCAACACGAATCTGAGTACCACCTGGCTCTACAAAGTTAGTCTTAGTGATAGGTGAGGCTGATCTTGCTCCACGAGTAATAGCTCTGAAGGCAAGTCTGTCATACTTCTCAGCGAGTGCATAACCGATCTTACGAGAGATTTCACTACGAAGGTCATAATGTGCAAGTGTCTCATCTAGCTCATACAAAAATGCTGAACTGATTAATAACTCATCGACTGTGATAGTCTTCTCAGCTACTGGAGGTGCACCGTCACTATTACCTAGTATCGAGTTGCCAGGTGTGTGAAATTCGGATTTTGTGCGTCCTGTGTAGATGAACTGTAATGACTTACCGTTCTTCAAGGTACGCTTCATAATTAGATCTCTAGCAATTGCATTGTGCTGGAAACCTTTGAACATCTCACCACTGAACAGCTTGAGATATAACGCTCGTCTGTCACCTGTGCTATTAGCAGCACCTGGCATAGTTACCGACGCCTGATGGTCGGTTGATTGTTGTGCCATTTATCTATATTTAAAAATGTTTGAAGGTATAAATCATCATCGCGCGCAAATTAAATTAATCATTTTGTGGTCTATCCCACCGTCTAGACGGCTAATAGGTATCCCGCGTACGGGGCTAAAAGCCAAATGAAAGAGAGGTCCGACTCTGAGGTGCCTCTCTTCCTAATTTATAGAGTTGAAAGAGCTTCCTCTAATGAGATGTCCTCATCAAATACCTCTTTCTTTTCCTCTTTAATTTCAGGCTCAGGAGCCAGTGAAGTTACTGACGCCCTAGCCTTGTCGCTTTGTTGTGACATTAGAAACTATACTTAGCTCCTAGCTTTGTGCCATATGTGTTATCAGCATCTTCTACTTGAGAGAAAGATACCTCACCATAAAGACCAAGCTTATCTGTAGCTGATACAGAACCACCTAACTTACCAGAGAAGTTAGAGTCTGAATCAACACCATCAGCAGCGTTGATTGTCTTACCACCTTGAATGTAGTAAGCAAGTGAACCAAGAGAATTCTCATAACCTATGTGTAGGTCAGTAGCT